TGACGACAGTGATAGTTAAGTCTGGTGTACGCCAACTGGTGAATGAAATTTGTTCCTCTGGGACGAGTGTCGAGGAATGACCAGTACGGCTTGTGAAGGTAGATCCAGTAATGTTTGTTGTTGCGTGGGTTGCAACTGGTGCGGAACGGTATGTATGTCCAGCGCGAGTTAACGAGCTTTTTGTTAGCTCGATGTTGAGTGCGTTTGAACTTGTTCATATGATACCCCACTCGATTTGACGTTCGTAATGGTATGCAAGACAGAGCATGTATTCTTCATGCACTGCTTCCATGCCCGAATCGAGGATTAAGGTTCGTAAGAACGGTTGGTCTTCTTTGCGGAGCCATTCAGCGTAGTGTGGGTATTCTTGTTCAGGGTGTATGTTCATAGCGTGTCTCCATTGTCGACGTAGTCGGACCAGTCGATATCGTCAGTATTTAGGTTGATACCAAGGATCAGGTTTAGAAGGTGGAACTCGTAGCGATCGTAAGCGTCTGGCAAAGTGCCATCTGCTCGGTCACTAGCTTTGACGGCTAGTTGCATCCAACGAGTTGATAGAGTTGGTGAAAGAATGCGTTCACGTGCAGGCAAATCGAACATGAAGTTGATTGCGTCGTCACTCATGCGAATGCTTTGTAGTTCAATGCTAGGTACTAACATAGGTATTACTCCGTTATTGATGATAGTTATTGTTAAAGATGCGTCGTTTTGTGCTGCCAGGGACAGACGACGACGACGCGTGGTTTACGACTCACGAACCGTGGTTCGCGGTCGGAATTTGGTGCTTGTGTCAGAAACAGACCCCTTTGTGTCAGGTCTGTGTCAGGTCTTGTGTCAGAAACTTTTGACAAAGAATCCAGTAACCACGGGGGCTAGAGGGGTCTGTGTCAGCTGTGTCAGGTAGTTTCAAGTTGAAGTTCAATTTATAAAAAAAAAGACCTGTTTTGAAAAACCGCTGAGCGAACTCAAAAAAGCTGACACAGCTGACACAGCTGACACAGATGGCATTAAGTGTATGATAGTTAAGGGTTTTTTCTGTGTCAGAAAGGTGATTCGTTCCTGACACAGGTTGACACAGCTGACACAGGTCATGCGAAGCCGTTGAACACGACGCTGTGGAGGAGCGCGAGCATGAACAACAGACCAACGAACATGATGTCCTGACCGTGATCCGTGTACCGCGATCTACGATTCTTGCGTCTACGGTGCTTAGTTCTACAATGTTTCATGGGCTTTCTCCGTTATAGTTTCATGGTGTGATAGTGATAGGCCTTGGACTCCGCTTCGAAGTGCGTGAAGCCCATGCGGATGTAGCGTAGGTAAATCTCTACGAGCTCCTTCTCGCTACCCGCGATCCGCGGAGCCCGACCGACGGTCGGGGTTCGTGGTTGACGAGCCCATTGCTCGAACATATCTGATGTGCTCATGACTCGTCCTCATCTGTGCATAGAACAATAGGAGCGTCAGCTTCTACCCAGGGATCAACCTCTGCGAATTCGCAGTGCATGGGTGATGTATAGCCGTCGCCGATGATAGTGCTGCCGCACTTAGGGCAGTTCATGACGCCACCTGCTGTGCGTTAGCGCGACGAGTTGCCCAGCCCTTCTTGGCTGCAATAGAGCGGTTGTTCGCGGTATCGATAGAGGCTTGGATCTCCATCTCTTCGATGGCCTCATCGCTTGGTGCTTCCACCAGCCTTGGTGCTCCCACCAGCTGAGCCTTGAGCGCCTTAACCTCAGCCTGCAACTCTCTTATGCGGGCCGCTTGGTTCTTGACCACTACCTCTTTGTATTCGGGGCGCGGTGCTTGGGCCTTGGCAGGCTTGGCTTTGAACTCGCCCTCTTTGATCTTGATCCAGTGCTGGATGTTGATGACCTTGGCAGACCTGATCTGTGCGATGACGCGCGCGTGCTGCTGCAGTGGTACTTGCTGCTTTAGCTTGTAAATGTTGCCAGACTTGGATTGGCAGTAGATTGAAGGCGCGCCGTTCTTGGCAGATGCTACGTTCTTGATAGTTGCTGTGTACATGATGATTACTCCGATCTTATTAGTGCGATTGACCCATCAACCGCTTCACAACTAGAACCGACGGGGAGAGCCGCCAGGCTCGAGCCAACGAATTACCTGACAAGGTTCCAAGACCGAAATTGAGATGGACGTGAACAGGGTTCGATCGGGGGGGACATGTGGTAGTAGAGGAAGGGGGGAGATAGTCGATGAGGGATATAAACGTACTTTTCAAAAAAAATTTTTCAAAAAAATCTTTTAAAACAATTAGCTATGCTAATATGCGCAACCATGACACTAAGTACAAAGATGTGTCCGTCATGTAAACAGACTTTGGATGAGTCGGAATTCAGCAAAGGACGCGTTATATGCGGACAATGCAAAACCGAAAAAGCGATCAGTGGGATATCCGCGTCCTATGAGACTTACCTGCGTAACCTATATTCCAAAAGCAAGTCTAATGTTAAGAGAGGCATGCGGGGCCCAGAGGTCACATTCGAAATCGAGCCAGAAGATGTTATCGCACTATGGGAAAAGCAAAACGGAAAATGCGCCATATCCGGTGTGTACCTTACACATCACCTCGACGGAAGTGGTAAGAAAGAGTACAACGCCTCCATCGACAGAATCAGTGGAGATAAGGGTTACACGATTCATAACGTCCAACTTGTCTGTTATCGAATTAACATCATGAAACACACCCTCTCGGAGGACATGTTTTACTGGTGGATCAAGACAATTAACGATTTTTCTTGTGATTAATTATTAGTAGAGCTAATATATCGCATGAGCGATATTGAAGTAGTTGCTATTGACGGTTTAGATGCCGCGATCATTGGCTCCACCGTCCGAAATGGGCGGGAGGTACTTGCTTACAACTACGACAAAGCTATCGCAATCATTATTGCCAACGGTTACTCCGAGGAGTACGCCGAAGAATGGATCGCAGAGGTGTCATCGCACGATTTCGATGGCGCTCCTGCGTTTGTGTATTTTGACGACGACCACGAGTTCTATGGATCAAGCGCACCCCCAGGAGCAACTATCCACTGACCTAGTCAGTGAGCACACCGAGTTCCAGTCGCATATGCCGTACATGGGCATAAGCCGCGGATCGCTAACCATGCAGCAAGAAAAGCTGGTCTCGCTCATCAGTTCGGGCATGACAATCGCGGCCGCGGGTCGTGGTGCGGGGTACTCGTCCCCCCAGGCAACCTACGCCGCTGCAAAAGTCCCTGATGTACAACAAGCGATCGACTATTTCCGACAAGAGATGCGTGAAGAGGTGAAGTTCACCAATCAGCACGCTCACATGATGTACATGGAAGCGTACAACACCTCAGCGAACGCCACTGAGATGAAGAACACCACCGATTCCCTGGTGAAGCTGCACGGTCTTGCTGCACCAGAAAACGCCACCCAAGTGAACATCAACATCAACGGTACAAAGCAGCTTGAACGCATGACCGATGAAGACTTGTTGAAGATCGCGGGTAAAGACCTCGACTATCTAGAACCGAAGAGCGACTAATTATGGCATTACCAGCACTAGGCGTTGCAGCAAGACTGCTCGCATCAAAAGGAACACGCGAAGCTGTAAAGAAGTACGGGACAAAAGCTGTTGACGAAGCTAAGAAGCAGATAGCTAAGCGTCAAACAGCCATTGATAAGTCGGCTAAAGGCGCGACCGACAAAGCTCTTGGCACCACCAAGAGGCCACGATCTAAAACTGCCACCCAGCTCCGTCAAGCAAACAAAGGGCCAGCGGCACGAAACAAGACCACGCTCAAGAAGAACAACCCCCCAGGTTTTACGGGTACAAAAACACAACTCGCTGCAGCTAAAAAAGTTTCAGACAAGAAAGCAGCTCTCGCTAAAAATAAAAGGAAATAGACATGGCTAAGACTGTTTATAAGCAGACAAAGGCGATTGCGCGAAACGCCGCAGTATCAGGCAAACCTGGCGGCAAGAAGATCTCCAAAACTAAAATTACAGGTATGCCTGTTAAAAGAAAAAGGAAGTAACAATGGCCAGTACTGAATTCCCACATAGTAAAAAACAAGCTGCTGCGCAGGTTGCTAAGCTGAAAGCCGCTGCCGCTAAGAAGAAGGCTAAGGCCAAAGCTAAGCCGAAAGCTAAGCCGAAAGCTAAGCCCAAAGCTAAAGGCTACCCCAAATTAACCGCCGCACAAGAGCGGCAAATTAGGTCAGAGACGGCTTTTGTAGCTAAATCAGCGAGCACAACCGCTAAGAAGAAAGACGATGCCGCTAAGAAGAAAAGAGCAATGAAAACTATGGAAAATAGAAATCCAGCGAGTCTTGCAGCCTTAAAAAAACTAACAGGAAAGAAGCCTATAGCAAGTAAATTCGAGGCGAAAATCGCAGCGGGTAAAAAAGCGGCTAAACCAAAGAAGAAGCCCTACTAATACATGACAGAAGTCACAAAGGTCGAATGCATACGCTGCAAAGCGTCGCACCCCGAGACACTGTACTCGGGGGATGATCGACTCTGTGTGTACTGCAAAGCGGACATCGCGGAGCAAGAACCACTGCCCGCGAGCCCCGAACCGGAGCCCACGAAGGAAGAGTCGTTAGAAGATAAGGCGCGCGCGGAACTCGCTCTACGGTTCCTGACTCGTAAACGGCTACTACCGTTCGTGGAAAGGTTTAACCCTGATTACCAAGCAGGCTGGGTACACAAAGATATATGTAAGCGACTAGAGGAGTTCTCTAGAGATGTCAGTGAAAAGAAGTCTCCAAGACTTATGCTATTCATGCCACCCCGACACGGTAAAAGTACACTTGCGTCGGTGGCATTCCCAGCTTGGCACCTCGGTCGAAATCCTCAACATGAGTTTATTAGTTGTTCTTACTCGGGCTCGCTCGCTATGGGGTTCAGCCGCAAAGTTCGTGGACTCCTACGTGAAGAGGGATTTAAGTCAGCATTTAAAACTCGTCTGGACCCACAGTCGCAGTCTGCTGAAGCATGGCTTACTACTTCTGGCGGCGGTTACGTTGCTGCCGGTGTTGGTGGCGGTATTACTGGTAAAGGCGCTCATATCCTTGTCATTGACGATCCGGTAAAGAACCGTGACGACGCTGAATCATCGAATGCGCGCGACTCTGCTTGGGACTGGTATACGTCAACGGCGTATACGCGTCTCGCTCCTGGTGGCGGTGTGCTGGTTATCCTTACTCGTTGGCACGATGACGATCTTGCGGGGCGACTACTTAAAGCAGCAGCAGATAATGGCGAGCAGTGGGAAGTTGTTAACTACCCCGCCCGAGCTGAGGTTGACGAAGAGTTTCGTAAGCAGGGGGAAGCCCTGCATCGTGAACGTTACGACGAAGAAGCTCTTACTCGTATTGAAAAAGCCGTTGGACCAAGAGACTGGTCCGCACTGTATCAGCAGAACCCCGTTGCT